CTTGAACTCCAAGTAATGCTTCGTGAACATCAACCTCGTCATCGAACTTAATTATTAACTTCTGAACTCCTACACGCATAACTAAACCTCCTCCTTCGTAAACGCTTCCCATATTTCTTGCGTTACTGTGCCGATTAAGCGACTGCCATCATTTGTTCTAAGTGTCAACCACCTATATTTAGTGGGGTGTATCAGTGAGTTCCAAAACGCTATTACCAAATATATAAAAGTCATACAATTATCCCCCAATTTAAAGACAAGTAAAGCAGTATCATAACTCTACCTCAAGTTTTTCTAATTTTTTACGCAACTTATCTACTTCACGTTGTTTTAACTCTGATTGATTACGCTCTCTATACTTTTTTAAGATGTCATTAAACTCATCGTATATAGTTTTTGCATTATCCAATCTCCAATAAAGACTATTGTTATGAGTATCTGAATAATCTGGTTTATAAGTTTTTAGTTCATCGAAGAAGTCTTGGAATAATTGTCTCTGATAATCGTAATCATCCCCGAATATATACGCACCAGTTGAGAAACTAATATTTAATAACCATTCATCTTTCGGTTGCCTGTCATCGTCTGACCATGAGATATACCTACCGCTGCCATTTTCCTTGTCTCTTTTAGCGTCCTGGAAATAAGAGGAGTATATATAATCGCCTATTCTAATAAAATTAGACTGGTATGCTTTGTTGCTATGACCAAGTCTAATACCGTATTTTTCATACCAGTCTATAAGCATTAAGTGATTATGGGCATACATACTCATATCCCTAATGTCATAAAACTCATTACCGTATATTTTGAAATCTTCAGCGTATTTATCACAAACTTTCAAAACATTAGTGTATGCCGACTTCCATATCTTTACGTTATCATCATAGGTTACTTCACTCATCTGTTTTACTCACTTTCTCTGCTATCTCGATACATTCTTTTAATACTTGATTTAATCTTGCACACTCAACTTGTAAATCTCTTATCGACCAAAGTGCAAAGAACTCTGGTTTTGTATTATCGTCTGTCATCTTATCATCCCCCAAACCATACCATAGTAAAGCAGTATAAAGGCTATACCCACTGATACTGTTATGATTGCTGTCCATTTAATAAAAGTTGTCATTATTTTACTTCCTCGATTTTACGTACTTCTTCTAGAATCCTAGTTTTGAAGGTTTGCATTTGCTTGCGGTAGAACATATTCCATTTTTCCTTGTCAGCCCCGTCGTGGCCTTGTGTTTTGTAAAATACCCAGAGTACGTCCCTTATTTGGGTGCTTTGAGACTTGGATATATCATTATCAAAATCCTCGTCGGGTATATCCTCGTCGGTTACAGCTTGCGGTGAAAATACCAACCAGCCGGTGTGTTGAAGTTGTTTGTCTAACTCCATGTAATCGTCGGTTGACATTTCGTACATACTGCTGAATCCCATGCGAATCGAGCGGTCTTTGCGGCGATTAGCACTATCGAAAGTAACCGGAACTTGGAACTTATTAATTAAATCGCTCATGTCGTACCATACCCCATATCCCTTAATTGTAACTCTTTTCTATCCACCTCAGCCAAAAATATCTCAATCCTTTCAACCATTGTCATAATATATTGCTCGTCTCGGTATATTCGTTTGATAAACATCTCGCCCAGTGCGGGGTCGAATGTAACAAAATCACACCACTTTTTATTAGCAATCCACATTTGTCCTTGCATTTGACAGTAATATTGTGGTGGCGGAGCGTCGTTTAACACATAGTCAATCATCGTGTCCGTGTTCGGGCATTTTATTTCAACGCACCCATCCTCGTCAATGTCACGATCAAGTGAAGCACCGGCATCCAGTTCCGAGTGTTTAATGAATCCTAAAGTCTTGACTTCATTGCCTGTAAGTTTTTCATATTCTAAGGCGGCATCTTCTTCGTATTTCTTGCCCCATTCGATAGGCTTAGAGCTAAAGCGTTTAATTTTTCCAGTTAATCGCTCAGACAATAACTCGTTTCTATACCGATAATAGGTCGTTTGTGGCTTCGCTGGCGTACCTTCAGGGTTTCGACTGGTTGGAGCAGTACCTTTAGTCCAGTTGGTAATGTCGTAAAAGCGTGAGGCTGTAGCCAAACCTAGGCGTTCCTGTAGCCATTCATCACTTCCTTGCTCGGCGACTTCAAATCCCATAGCTCGAAGTTGTTTAATCTCGGCTTCGGTCAAGTCGGTCTCGTTAATTACAACCGGAGTGTCAGTCGGCAACATTTACGTTTTCCTTTGGTAGAAACTTTGCTGGCAGAGTAGGTTTTTTAATATAATAGACTGTTTTACGTCCACCGATTTTTATCGGAGTCCTAAGCCATCCGTCCATGTCCTGTGGTTTTTCTAATTTAGGTGTAACGTAGGCTTGCTCAATATCATAAAGGTATCGCCCGATTCCCCACAAAACGGCGGCACGTTTGAAAGCGCCGGATAGTCCACCCTTTACGGCCTCAATGTCGGTCTGGTCTGCGCCGTCCCATTTAGTAACTTCGCCCTGTTCCGGTAGTTTAATTGTGATTCCTTGATTAACTCCGTTGCCGGCACTTGCGTATTGTGGGGGTTGATTCCACCATCCACCAGTCCCACAGACTTCGTCCAGGCGGTTTTGTACGGCTCTAGCGTCAATATAGGCAACCATCGAAGCAAAGACTTTACCTTCTTTGTTTGCGTCAGCGTATGATACTCGCCAGTCTAAATCGTTGGCCGAGAATGGTTGTTTTAATGCGTCTAATAACTCTTTGTCAGTTTTATACATTTTACTTATTCTCCTCTAATTCCATAATTAAATCTATTACTGTGTTCATAGATTTCGATAGTTCAGTTGCAGCGTTAGCACGGTCTTCTTTTATGCCAGCATTATCGCCATCCCATTCACCTAAAACCGTCTCAATCATTTTAAGGACTTCGTTTAATGTTAATTCGCCGTATGACTTATAGCCCCGTTGTTTATCTTTCACGATATAATCCTCCTAGATTTACAGTTAATTGTCGTTGTAACATAAATTGTCGTTGTGCAAAGGCTTGATCGCCCTCGAACTTTCGCATCCGGTTAATTTTATAAGCCAAGCGCGCGTCTATCTCTTTCGTAGCCCGTTGTTGACGTTTACGTTCTTTTACTTGTTTGCTCATGATAATCCTTTCCATTGATTTATCTACCTCTAGAATACCAAACCACAGCCGTTTTGTCAAGCATGATTTTTCAAAGTTGTCCACAGTTAGTTTGTGGTATAATTAAACCATAACAACGCTAGTATTTCTCTTTGGCGCAAGCCAAGCGATAATCCTTTCCGGGACTAGCGTTGTTTATTTTAGCCATGAGTTGTATGTTGTGAGTTGTATGTTGTATAATGTAGTTGTTAAATTAAGCCAAGTTGGCGCTTGAAACTGATTTATAGCACCTTATACCCCCTATCAAAAATCTATCCCTCCACAAGATAGACAACAGTATAATAACCTCGCTACACTCGTACGGGGTTATTAATTTTCCACTATTTATGCACATATTGACAATAATATCTAAAAATGTCGGGGTAAGCACTAGTTTTGTGCTATTATAGACATTAACTGATTGTTACGTCAGAAGTAACAGTCAGCCAATAAGAGGTAAGAAAAAGAGCCTCGTTGGAGACTCTTTCAAATTGTTACGTCAGAATACTTTGATTATAGCAATAACCAACATCTTATGCAATAGTCTAGGGACACTTTCTCGCAGTGACTTGGGGACTTTAAACAACCAAGTAGATAAAGAGAACATGGCTATCTGCAGGTCTAAAACGCAGAAGGTGAGTCAATAACCGGTTCTTTAACAATCTAAACTAGTAAATAACCTCATTTAAGTATTAGTTTTATATCGGTTCATAATTAGGGAATATACATACAAAGATAAATCAATGTGATCCTATTTATTGAACACCTCTATATGTGTAATCCCTGGCTACTCACACCGAAAAAATAAGGGTTTATTTACGTACTGGGATTAAAAGACCTTTATATGTAGACAGTAAACTAAGGACTCACGATTAAACAATAAAGCCGACCACAGAATGATCGGCTAGGTTTCGTAATCAGTTCCCTCTTAAGTAGGTTATGGGTTGCCCCAGTGACTACGATTACATTTTACAACAATAATATCGTAGGTGTCAATATGCTTACAAATAGGCAAATGTTTAAGCCGTCTTTCTTTGGCGGCTTTTTGTAATATCTGACGGTGTTCTGGGTTTTCTTTAATTTTTATAAGTTGCATATAATTCCTAGTTTTAAGGGCGGTTTTATGCAGACCGCCAACTGCTGCTGACTTACCTAGGTGGTAACCTAGAGCCAACAATCCTCAGATAGAACCGAACTCACGCCCAGCAAAGACAGCTTTCCCGTCAGGAATGATGACTTGGCTCATAGTGAACCTGTCATTCTTGAAATACCCGACGGTAAATGCGTTCTGCCAGTTAGGAGACTTGACGTATTCGGGATTACGGTTACAAAGACAACCGTTCTCAACCCATACGAAGTCCCCGCCCATGTTGGTCAGGAAGTGCATTCCTGCACGATGAGTGTGTCCAGAAATTCCAGACACGCCCCTCTTCTCCATCATACCCCTTGCGGTGTAGGCAGAGTGCTTACGCACAATGTCTCCATGCTCCAAGTAAATGCCATGATGAACAAAGTCGTCGAGTGCTGGAACCCAATGAACATCGTACTGACGAAGCGTCAGTAGTTCGTTGATGGACAGACCACGCAGACTGGCGATTTCTGGATGACTCCAGAGCCACTTGCGGAGCCGAGTGCAGTGATTGCCCTCGAACAGCCAAATCTGTGCTTTCGGGTTGGATGTGCGAATCATCTCCAGGCAGGACCGAGCGATGTCGATGTCGTCTTGGAGGTGGTCCATACGAAGAGGATTCTTGTCGAACTTGGACAACTGGTAAAAATCTACCAAATCACCCAAGATGAACACCTTCTGTGGCTTGAACCACTCCGAAAACTCACGCACCACCTTCATGGACTTATCGTCCTCGTAGGGTGCGTGAATGTCAGAAAGGAACAAACTTTTCTCGTAGCGTTTCATTTTCACCCCCCTGCATAGCAACACACCTTGGTGTACTGACACTTCTTGCAGTCCCCCTGCCTCATGCAGTAATGCAAGAAGAAGAGGTGGAACTGCGAGTGACAGAACGTGTGGGTCGGGATAGTTATCCTGCCCCTGCGAGTCCCCTTGAACTTAGCCTTGGGGAACCAGAGATGATGGTTGTTGAACGTGCCGTCCTTCATGTACCTATGACAAATTGGGCATTCCATCTTTCCTCCTAACAGGAGTGTAGATGACCGAACAGGTCCAAGAGTGGGACCTGCTTGTAGATGCAGATGAGCCCGTCACCCTGAGTGAATCCCCACTTGATGGCATCGTCGTGATGCCCTGAAGCGATTATTCCTCGGATGATAGAAATCATCATCTCTTCGTAGTTGCAGTTGTCCTCAACGAAGATTGTGCCTACCAGGACCTTCTTGAGAGCGTCGAGTGGCAGATAATAGTCGTTGATGTTCATTACCACCACCTCGCTTTCAGAGAGTAGGTGTAGAACCAGTTGTGACACGAATGACACCAGTAGAAAAGCGTAGTCTGCTTGTCCCAGATGAGACACCAGCAGTGACAAAAGGGCAGACTGCGGCAATAACTAGATCGCCCTGGACTCTTATGAGGGTTGTAGACCTCATTCTGCGTCCTCGCAGTCTTCCACGAACCAGTAGCCGCATGCCCAGCAGGTCCTTACTTTCAGTGGTTTCTTCTTCCCGGTGACTTGTGTGAGTTTGTGACAACTAGGGCATCTGCACATAACGTAGTAAACTCCGTCGTATTCAAATACCACATACATCACTCCTCCCTTATCTGAGTTTTTAATGTTCTCTGTCCAAATAGACAGAAAAAAAAGCCTCCTAAGAGGCTCTAATTTCTATGTGTTTGTTTGCACATACAGTTTCCATAAACACATTATACGCTACTATTTACGGTATTTCCACCAAGCATATATCATCATACCCACGCATATAATCATATACACGATTAGGGCGATAGTCATACTATTCTGGTTTCGTAAATAGCTGTTTAAGGGCGACTAAGCCTGAGTTTATTACAATAGCGAACACACCAAATAGTTGTGGTTGGTTGGTTGTCAGGGTGATTAAATACCCCAAGCCAGCACTTACACTAACGTAAACAAACGCTTTTAAGATTTTCATTGCCTGTGCTTTATCTATTCTTGATATTCCGAACATTTTATTTTTTCCAACTGGTAAGAAACTTACCGATTATCTCAAAGATATTTTTGAGCCAAATTATGAATTGTGTGTTGTCCTTTGCCTGCTTTGCCAGTTCTGCGTCAGTTGCGGCTTTAGCGTCGGCTATGGCTTTATCAGAGGCTTCCTTAGCCAGTCTAGCGTTTTCGGCATCTATAGCGTCTTGTCGGGCTTTCGCCTCAGCAGCGACCCTCAGAGCCTCTACACGGTCAGCCTCAGCCTTAGCGGCTACGATAGCAGCCTCAGCAGCAGTGGCTTTATTAGCTAGTAGTTGTCGGCGTTCGTCTGAGTTCATTAGGTCGTTTCGTACAAAGTCATTTGTGTAACTGCGGTAGTGAGCCAGACCGCCATCATCGGCAGGTCGTTCAAGTATGTCTAGGTAGGCTTGTCTGATTTGGTCATCGGTAGCGTTGTTACTTACTTGTTCAACTACTCTTATATGACCAACGTGTTCGCCCCAACCTAGATATTTACAGCCACCGTTGTATTTTCCGTATAAGTTAATTAGGTCTTGTAGATTAGGGTGGATATATCCCTGTTGGTGGTTGGCTTGTGATGGATTACCTGCCTGCGTACTTGAAGCAACCTTACCGTCGTCTAGCATGATAGCAACGTGTCCTGCTGGTACGTTTCCAAGCGAGAAGTAAATAGGTACAGTTATTCCTGCTGGTGGTAGTTCAGCGTGGGAACTTACGACTGGTTCGGCATTCCAAGCATCTATTGCAGTGTTGTAGACTCCTGTTGTGTACCAATTACCATTTACGTCTTTCTGTGGTAGCGTGGCTTGTCCCCAAGCACCCTCAACATATCCCTCGCACCAGCCACCGACGTAGGGTATGCGCCAGTTAGCGTCATTTACTTGTCTCCACATATTGCACCTCCTTTAATTTTCGATTTCTAATTCTTTGCCTTTGACCTTAACACTCATTTGGTTAAGGGCTTTTTCAACAAACAGCTTATTACCAAGTGTGAGTTCTGCTAGGTGTCCATTACGTTCCTTAGCCTCATCAGCCGAACGAACAGTCGCCTTAGCAATCTCACGGTTACTCTTAGTGTTCTCATCAACAGCCTTCATAAAACCAGCAATTATTTTATTACTGCGAGTTTCCTGTTTGTTCATTTGCTTGAAAAAAAGTCCAGCGATAGCCCCAAAACCAGCAACAATAGCGCCGATGATG